TGGTACCCGTTGGAGCGCTACCGATGTACTCGGTCGCCTCGAAGAATCAAGAGACGGAAAATACTACGATGAAATTATCCGTGTTCCGGCGCTTGATGAAAACGATATGTCATTTTGTGAAGATGTACATACAACCGAATATTATCACGAACTACGAGCCGAAACGGAAGAAAGTATTTGGGCTGCCGAATATATGCAAGAGCCGTACGAGGCAAAAGGTTTGTTATTCCCGAAATCTGAACTGAAATGTTTCAAGTTTGCAGATATACAAGGACGGAAGCCGGAGGGAAAAATCGGCGCTACCGATGTTGCGGATGAGGGAGACGATTATTTTAGTTCTCCGTTTGCTTCTATTTTCGGAACGGAATTATTTATTACAAACGTCTTATTTACGAAAGATGCTGTTGAAATAACCGCCCCAAGATTAGCGCAAATGATTATTGACCTGAAACCTGACCAAATGCGCGTTGAATCAAACAATGGCGGAAAGATATTTGCCAATGATGTGCGCCGGTTGGTAAAAGAGAATAACCGGTTGAACAAATGTATTATTCAATCCCGCCCGACAACAAAAAACAAAGAAACCAGAATTTTGATGAAATCAGGATGGATAAAAGCACATTGCCATTTCTTAGACGAATCGGAATATGCAAAAGGCTCCGATTATTGGTGGTTTATGAAATGGCTTACTTCATATAAAAAAGAGGGCGACAACGCTCACGACGATGCGCCGGACAGTATGACAATCCTTGCCGAATTTATTGATGACATCAGAGCGCAAAAAGTGATAAATAGGAAAACAGTTGATAGTCGTCCTGTAAAATAATAGGTATTTTCTTTATTTTTCAGAAAAACGCACTTTGTTTATATTTTAATGAAAAACATTCAATTATTTCAATTATGAAAATTTTAGAACTAATTAAAACTCAATGTAAAGCGCAAGGCGTTGACGAAAAATATGCAGAGCGCATTGAAAAGATTTCAGGCATTATCGAAGACAAAGACGGTAATATTGCCGCTGCCGTAAAAAATTTCAAGGAAAATATTCTTCCGGCAATTACCGAAGCTGGAAAAGCAAGCGGTGATGAAGCTCAGAAAAAAGCAGTCGAAGAATACGAAAAGAAACACGGATTGAAAGACGGAAAGCCGGTCGAACCACCAAAAAAGGACAACGACCCTGATTTGAGTAAATTATCGCCCGAAGTTAAAGCAATTATTGAATCTCAAAAGAATTCAATCGAGGAATTGACAAAACTCGTTTCGGGAGTTGTGAAAAGTCAATCAGAGAGCCAAAAGCTTGCTACTGTTCGCGAAAAGCTGAAAGGTAAAATCGACGACGAATTTATCAGCGACTACATCGGGCAGGTGAAACTCGATGCAGAGGATGTAGATTCAGAAGTAGAACGTGTTGTAAAGTCCTATACCGAAATGAAGCAAAAATTCATCAACAAAGCGGTTGCTGACGGTAATTATCAGCCTGCTGCCGGCGGGAGTTCGGTAAATAACGACAAAGAGATAGATTCCTATATTGAGCAAAAAACCAAAGATACTCACGATGGGGATTTTGCGGGAGTGAAAGTATAATCAAATATTAATTTGTAAAAATTATGAAGAGTGTAAAAACAGAAACTGAGTACCAGTATATGCCTTTCATAGTAAAGGAACTGGAAGACAAACAGGGCGGCTTGAGCGTTGCGCTCGCCGACTTGCGAAAAGATGTCGACAGTGTGCCTCCGGGCGCATACATCGGCGTAGATGAAAATGGTTTGGGACATATCCTCAAATCTGCTGCATTGGTAGCGGTGGCAACAGCGCTTGCTACCGAGTTCAAAGTAAAGAAGGCGCATCAGCTTATTGTTGGAGACCCTGTCACATCGAAAGACGTTGAAGGAGCAAAAGCATTCAAGATTGTTTCTATCGACACCTCAAACGCAGAATACGATGTTGTGAAAGTTGGAACGGCTATCGGCGTAGCGTTGGAAATTGGAGCAAATCTGATTGCGGTAAAAGCCGAAGATTCGACCGGCGGAAAATCAGAACTGCCGTATCAGATTGTTGGGATTACGAAAAGAGAAATCGACACTACCGGCTCTCATGCCAGTGTCGGCGTCTTGACTAAAGGGACGGTAAATGTCGCCAACCTTGCTTTTGGCGCACCGAAGTATTTCCGTAATGCGTGGATTCACATCACGTATGAAGACTGATTGTTTAACCCATTAAAAAATTAAATAAATGGAAAGAACTTTATTGAATGAATTAACCGATGCGCGATTGCAGGCGTATTTGAAGAAAAATCGTTTTTCCGAAAGATACTGGCCAACGCTTTTCCCATTGGAATATCGCGACGAATTGACTTGGGAATCGCTGCAAGGTTCGGAAGGCTCGACCATCAAGGCTGACGTAATCTCTTACGATTCTTCAGCACCGGAAAAAGGGCGCGAGGTAATCGGCAAGGCATCCGGGAAAATCGCTAAAATGGCGCTCAAACGCAGTATGCGCGAAGAAGATTTCCTGATGTACAAACGTTTGAAAAAAGGCGCTGTTTCCGACACGGAAAAACAGGCTATTCTCAACCTCGTTTTCAACGATGTGGACTTTGTCGTAAATGGTATTAATGCCAATACCGAGTATTTGGCATTGCAGGCGGCATCTACCGGACAAATCACGCTCGACAAAGAAAACAATAACGGTATTGTTACAGAAATTGCCGTTGATTTAGGAGTTCCGAAAGAAAACAAAAAGGCTGTATCTGTTTTGGCAAGCGATGCAGCTAATTTTGATTTCATCGGCGAAGTGAAGAAAATTGACAAGGCGGCACGGGCAAAAGGCGTGAAGTTGAACTATATGTTCACAGACCCCGATACGATTGATGCCGTTTTGGAATCTGCAAAAATCAAAGCTGCTTACGGCTATTTCCTGACGCAAACGCACCTCGATTATCTTGGGACGCTGTTCCTTGATGATTTAAACAAGTTGCTTGCGAAAAACAGGTTGCCGCAACTGATTATGATTGATACCTACGTGCGCCACGAGGACAAAGACCACAAACGTACTACCCTGCAACCTTGGAAGCCGGGCTATATTACCTTTGCTGTCGAAAAAGTTTTCGGAAAGATGCAACACGGTCCAATAGCCGAAGAAGATGCGGAATCTGTAAAGAAATACGCGATTCAGGCAAAGAAAGGACATTGTTTGGTAACTAAATGGAGTGATGTTGACCCTGTTGTTGAATGGACAAAAGGCGAGGCTCACTGTTTCCCTGTGTTGAAAGGCGTAGAGGATATTTATATCCTGAACACAACCGGCACAGCCAAATTCATCTAACGGATGACAGTTCAAGAAACGATATTATCCTTTCCGGGTCTTTCGGATTTTCCCGAAGCATATCTCGAAACGTTGCTTGCAGCCCGCTCTCTTTCGGGAGCGGACGCTGCAGGCGATGCCGATAAAAGCACACTGAATCTCATTATCGCTGATACGCTTGTTTTTGCAGTGAATCTACCGGATTTTACCGAAAACAGGTTGAGCGTAAAATATCCACGCGACTATTTTATCAGTACCGCGCGGATGTTGTACGCAAATAACGGCGAGCCGGATAAAGCTGATTTACTTGTAAAGAAAGTAAGTGTTCCACGAGGAAAAGCAATAAATGTATGGTAAAGCGTTACCCGCATACGGCAATTGTTACCGTTAAAACGGACGGCGGTCTTGTAAACGGCGAATGGGTTGATGGTGGAGATTCTGCTATTGAAGTTAAAGGGCGTTTCGACCCTATCGACACAAACGACGTATTACGTACCAATTCGCAAGGCATTGAGCAGATTGTTCGAGGTGAATTTTACACCAAACAAAAAAAAGTTGCCGGCGCCGTTTCTCTCGAAATTGCCGAATTTGGGATAAAGCGAAATATCATTTGTTGGTGGGATTATCAAACTCATTCAGTTATCAGCGTATGAGCAAGTCCGGGATTACCGTCTTAACTTCTGATTCAGAGTTTAAAAAATTGCAGGAAATATGGAAGGATGAAATTAATGAAAGAATTATTGGATTCCTTGCGTATTACGGAGAGCTATTTACTGTAGAAGCAAAATTAAGTAAATCCTATAAAGATCAATCAAGTTTATTGACCTCATCAATCGGCTATGTAATTTCTGAAAACGGAGATATTTTGTTAGAAAAGTTTGAAGAAGACGGAAAGGAAGGCGCACAAAAATCAAAACAACTTGCGAGAGAGGTCGCTGCAATTTATAATAAAGGGCACGTTCTTATATGTGTTGCGGGAATGGAATATGCAGGATATGTTGAAGCAAAGAAAAACAAACAGACCGGAGATAATTACAGAGTAATCTCGTCTGCGGGGGAAAAAATAAGAGAATTAATGCGCCAAGCAATTAAAAGTGATATTAATAATGGATGAGTTTGATATAATAGATATGCTTTGCAACCACGTGATGGCAGCAGACACGGGAATGACTGTGTATAAAGATTCGTCCATAATAGGCGAAACTGAAAATCATATTGTAATATACGATGGTGGATATTATGAAAACGATTGGGAGAATCATTTGGTTGCTTATATATACATATTTATCAAATCATCTGCTCAATCAGGAATGCCCAATCGTAGCTTAATGCGTGAAACAAAGCGGAAAGTGCGCGCCGAATTGCTGAAAATAAAACCCGAAAAAGGAAAATATCAAAGTATTGAATTGTCAGTATGTAAAGGAATAGGAAACCTGAAAGAAGGTTTTCATAATAAAA